CCATGAGATTTGCTTCTGCACAACGTGACACTATTCAGAGTTATAAATCAGTACTGGAACTGAAAATTGAAACAACATATGACTTTCTGAAGGATTATAAAGCAGGAATGATTAAATCAAAATTATATAGTCATGATCTGTTAACAAAGCAATTGGCCATTCGGAATTTTAGTCTCGAAGATAGTAATTTAACAGCAAACAATTTAAACAGATTGTATGACGCAGTTTCTGTTGCTGACGTTGAGCCAATATTGATGAACTTAAATAGACATACAGATGTTTCTGATGCTGGAGATGTTACTAATTTTCGTTGGAACCAGAGACGGGTAGTTGATATGGGTTCATTTCATTCATCCAAAATTCAAATTGGTGTATTTGGTCGTACTGATTATACTGTTGGTCGTAAAGTTGGTGTGGACTTCAACCGAATGATGCAGCTTACTCCCGGGGATGATACTAACATTTATTTGGATAAAATGTACTCGGGTGAATATATTTCCACCGCTGTTGTTCATAAAATTAGTAGAGATGAGCATCGATGCTCAATTGAACTAAGCAAATCACATACAAACATATCATGAGTGAAATTTATTACGGTGTTGTTGAGAATAGAGATGCTGATCCAAAGAAACTTGGTAGGTGTAAAGTACGCGTGGTTGGAGTCCACTCAGAAGATTCTACACTATTAAAAACCAAGGATTTACCATGGGCATATCCGATGATGCCCGTTCATTCTGCTTCAATGTCTGGTATTGGTTATTCACCAACCGGTATTGTTGAAGGAACATGGGTTGTTATAACATTTCGTGACAAATACAACCAACAACCAGTTATTATTGGTACCCTTGGTGGAATTCCTATTGATGAGACACCCGAATCAGAAACAAAAATAACATATACTAAGGTTGAACAGGATACTCTAAAAGATTCAAGTGGTAATACAGTATTGGATGGCTTTGGTAATCCAGTATTGACTGGAACACCAAAAGAAGTTACTGTTACTGAGATTGCGCAACCGCCATCGGATATCAAAAAAATATCACAGATGAAGGTATCTGATGCTGGTATTCAGTTCATCATGGACCAAGAATCACTGTGTTCTTTATCTCCTGTATCAAAAATCTTTACTAAAAAGGCCGTTGACCCTCTTACACCAATATTCTCATATCTTGATAGTAATGGTGAGTACTCTATTGGATATGGTAATCAATTTATGCCTGATGGCAGCAGAGTAAAAAAAGATACGATTATTTTAGCAAAGGATGCTAAGTCCCTGTTGAATAAACACGTCACCGACAATATTGAGAAATATCTGAGTGGAGTAATTACCGCACCATTGACTCAGCAGATGTATGATGCTCTTATTGATATGGCATATAATGCCGGCGGCCCAGCTTTGGCCAAGTCCAGTATAATTACATCAATCAATACTCAGAAGTACAATGATGCAGCTGCATTAATTCCCTTGTGGAGAATTACGGCAGGTGGAAAGGCAAATTCAGGGCTTGTTAACCGTCGACTACGTGAGCAGACTTTATTCTTATCCGGTGGTATACCAAACTCATCATTTTCTTACGTTGATAAAACAAATAATACTCCCCAAGAGGAAGATAGACTTCAAAAAGAAAGAGAAGCTGCCGGAGTTGTTGAACCACCCCCAACTTCAACTGGTTATGTTGATCCCGCTAAAAAAACTGGGTTTAGAGACCCATCGGGTGTATATCCAATTAATGCGTTAAAGGGTGAACCTGATACTAACAGACTTGCTCGTGGTGATCGTATCTATGAGACTATTGTATTTGCTAAGGAAGCAGCAAGAGCAAAACGGATTCGTAAACCATTCTGGAAAAAACTCAAAAGAGAATGGTCCCAACCTGATATTCCATATAATGCTGCTTATCCGCATAACCAAACCCGAACAACAGAATCTGGGCACGTGGAAGAGTGGGATGATACCAAAGGTAGTGAACGCATCCACAAGTATCACAAAGCAGGAACATATGAAGAAATTGATGCCAATGGCACAAGAGTAACACGTATTGTCGGCGATTCATATGAAATCCTCGAACGAAATGGTAATCTTGTTGTGCGTGGTTCAATTAGTATTACTGTACAGGGTAATGCTGATATTCGTGTTGAGAATGATGCAAATATGGAGATACTTGGTGATCTTAAAACACAAGTTGTTGGTAAATGGGAACACAAATCTAAAGATGATATTAATTGGTCAACTGAGGGAAAATTTAATTTATTGGCTAAGGGTGGTTTAGCATTAACATCTGAGAAAACTGCAGTACTTGAATCAATTGAAGCACTGCAAATCCGAACTGGTAAGGATTTAAGTATTGGTGCAACTGGTACTATAACTGAGGTTGCTTCAACAATTTATCTTGATAAGGGTGATTTGGGCTCTCCTTTACCAACAATGCCGGATGATTGGGAAGAGCCTACTGGTGTTCCGAAGTTTGGTAAACTGGTAGTTATTGATCGTACAGTAGAGGCATCTGCGCAATACGAATCTCCTCATGAAGGAAGTTCTACCGAGTTCTTAAATCAACAAGTAGCACGGGGAGAATTTTCTATGCCTGATGCATCCGCACCCGTTCAAGAAACAGGGGAAAATGCAACCAGCTCGGCTTCAAAAGCAACAGATACTGAAACTGATCCGGAATCTATACCCATGACAGCATATAGTGAAATTTCATTGACTGATATTGGAGAAATCTCTCCAATCATGAGATTAAGTCCTAACTACAGATTGATTGATATTCTTGGTAACTCTGAGAAGGGTAAAGTGCCAACGGATTCATTTGGTGGTAAGTCTCAGGTCAGACTGACTCAGAAGCAAGTTATTGGTAATCTAAAGTGGTTGGCCAATAATGTAATGGAGCCAATTCGAGCACAATTTCCAAATGTGGTACCAACAAGTAGCTGGAGAAGTAATGCTTCAAATGCTGGCCTGATTGGTGCAAGTAGTAGATCTGACCACCTTATTGCGGGTGCTATTGATATGGTATTCACTGGATATAGCAATACCAAGCTGATCACCGCAGCAAATACTATTGCTTCTATGCTTCCTACATTTAACCAGATTATTCTGGAATACAAAGGGAATTCAATGTGGATTCACGTATCTGTGTTTGCTCCAGGAACGGGAATAAACAATGCTAAGCAAAGGGGAACAATGGATATCAACAAGGGTGGAAAATGGAACAATGGCTTTATTCTCCGCGAAAATGTTAAATAAATAGTACATGAGCAAAAATAAAGTTTATTCCGATTTTGATATTACTTTTGGTATGAATCCCAACACAGGAGATATATCGAGAAAGTTTGATGTTGAAGCAATCAAATTTGCGGTAAAGAATTTAGTTCTTACCAATCACTTTGAACGTCCATTTCACTCTGAGATTGGTTCAAATGTGTCGGGATCAATGTTTGAATTAATGACTCCACTGACGTCAATTGTACTACGAGAAGATATTAGTTTGCTTCTTGCTACATTTGAACCAAGAATAAGTGTATCGGATATTATTGTTGATCCGCTACCAGAAAAGAATACCCTTAAATTAACAATTCTCTTTTACGTCGTTAATAGTGATACTCTATTATCAGTTGATGTAATGATTGGAAGAACACGATGAGTCAGAAAATTTACGTTGATGAACTTGATTTTGATGAAATTAAGAAAAATCTAAAGGCCTTCCTTTCAGGTCAAGATCAATTCAAAGATTATAATTTTGAAGGATCAAGTTTATCTGTTCTATTGGATCTTCTAAGTTTCAACTCCCATTACAATGGTTTGTATGCAAACTTTATTGCCAATGAAATGTTCATTGATTCTGCGTCAAAGTATTCAAGTGTAGTTTCATTGGCAAAGACAATCGGATATACACCGAGAAGCTATCGGTCTGCCCAGGCGGTTATTAATTTGACTGTGACTTTACCGGATGGTGAAACTCCCATTGTTTATATTATTCCAAAGGGTACATCATTTGTTTCTCCACTGGGTAATGTGCAGTATATATTTTCGACAAATACTGATTATTCTGCGGCACGGGACGTATATGGAAATTATAACTTCACCAATGTGGTGTTGTATGAAGGTAAAAGAACCAATAGAACATACACAAAATCGGCTGCCTCAGAGTTTGTTATTCCCAATCTAAATGCTGATACCACCTCACTTATTGTTAATGTGCGGGAATCGGGTGTTTCCAGTGTGGTTAATACTTTCACATACTCTCAAGATTTACTGAGAATAAAGAATGATGATCTAGTATACTTTGTGAAGCAACGTGAAGATCAATATTATGAAGTATTCTTTGGTAATAATATCATCGGAAAGAGTGTTGAAAATGGTAATGAAGTATCACTAGATTTTATTGTTTCATCCGGTTCAATTGGTAACGGGTTAACCAAATTTACATACTTCTCTGGTAATAGAGCAGATATTTTCTATGACGTCACATTAGTATCCGAATCTACTGGTGGTGATGAAAGTGAAAGTCTTAACAGTATCAAGTTCAATGCTCCAAAGGCATATACTGCTCAAAACAGAGCATGTACTGTATCGGATTATGAAACGTTGATTTATAACAATTTCTCAAATGTTCAATCTGTTAAAATCTGGGGTGGACAGGATAATATACCAAAGAAATATGGTAAGGTATTTATCTGTGCCAAACCATTTAATCGTGAATATTTGAATATTGATGAGAAAACCAATATTTTGAATATATTGGAATCACGTAAAATCATGACCATGATTCCGACATTCGTTGACCCCGAAATTCTCCGAGTTGAGTTTGCAGTTTCTGTGTATTATAACCAGCAAATTTCTCGTAGAACAGATGGTGAATTGAAAACAAGAGTTTTATCGACCATCGTTGAATACAATAATACTCTGAATATATTTGACGCAAGCTTCCGTTATTCTACTATATCGGGTTTGATTGATAAATCGGATACTTCAATTATCAGTAATATTATCAATATACGAGTAAGAAATCCGCTTAATCCAGCATACAATACTGTATATAGCTACTTGGCAAATTATGGTAACCCGATCAATCGGAAGAACGGTGGTGGAACATTCTTCTCAACAAAGTTCTATGAAAATAATTCGGCTGAAAAATGCTTTCTAATTGATGATGGAAATGGTATTATTACTTTAGTATCCGAGACAGATCAGGGATTGGTCACAAAAATACGTGACGTTGGTACCATAAATTATTCAACTGGTATGGTTAGTGCATTAAATATTAATGTCACTGGTTTACATGATCAAGAATTTGAATTTATATTCTACCCATCTTCAAATGACATCATTCCCGTCCGTCAATATATTACTACAATTCCAACAAATCTGATTTCTGTTACTATTATTCCAGATGCTATGGCTGCTGGTGATAATCGTGCAAACAGCAATCATATATTCACGTCTAGCAGATGACATCAAAATTATCAGTATTATCAGCACAACAAATTCCTAGTTGGATTAGGGAAGAATATCCAACGTTTGTTGCTTTTGTTGAAGCATACTATGAATTCATGGACCAAAACTCCATGCTTCATACATTACATAGCGCAAAAGATATTGATAATACAATGGATTTATTCATTGATTCATTTAAACGGGATTTCATGACCAATATACCGGACATGAAAAACCTGAATACTCGTGAATTTCTGCGCAACGCAAAGGCATTCTATACAAGCAAAGGATCAGAGGCTTCATTTAAGTTTCTATTCCGTGCAATGTACGGAAAGGAAATTTCCATATTCTATCCCGAGACTGTTATGTTGCGTCCAAGTGACGGACGATGGTCTCAAGAAGTTTCATGTGTGGTAAGATTGGTATCAGGTGATCCATTTTCTATAGTAGGCCAGAGGATTTCTGTTAATAGCTCCACTACCAATATCATTCGCTTGGCCAAACGTGTAAAGTTTCTACGTGATGATTACTATGAGATTTTCTTTGAGAATACAGGATTTCTGAGAGTAGAGCCAAACTATACTATTACGGGTGATAATTTTACCAGTATAGTTGGTTATGTCATAGACAAAGTAATTATTACAAAACCGGGTGTTGGGTTTAGAGTTGGCCAAATATTTGAAATCAATACAGCATCGGGATATGGAGCAAAAATACGAGTAACCCGGGTTGATGAAAATGGTGGTATTTTGTTTGCTAAACCTGTTGCTTTCGGAGCAGGGTATTCCGGTGCAACATATTATGGTCGTATTATTCCAAAATTTACAGATTCTGTTGTCAATACATTTAATAATCCATTTGATAAAACTTTGGGCACTTCTGATTCTGGTGTACTATTTGACTATGATTACTCTTCAGAATATTCTTCCGGATATGAGGGTGTTATATATTCTTCATTCTTCTCGGAGTCATTGAGCCCTGTATCTGCATCATATATTGATGCAGATACAGCCAATATAGAAATTAGATTTGGCGGCCTGGCCAAATATCCAGGCTTCTATATAACAAACCACGGTTTTCTATCTGATGGAATTAAACTTCAGGATAATTATTACTATCAGATTTATTCATATGTGTTGAAACTTGATGAGCAGATTCATACATATAGATCACTAGTAAAGGGATTATTGCATCCTGCTGGTATGGAAATGTTTGCAGAATATGAGCTGACAACTATCGGGGACATGGAAGCATCGATGACCATACTTGATAAAATTGTTGCTCTTGGATTTGTTGATGTTGCTTCTATAACAGATACAAATATTGTAGATTTTCTTAAAGGTATTATTGATACATTCACTACCAATGATTCTAAATATATTGACATGATGAAGGTGATTTCCGATAATATTAGCGCAGTTGATTCTGGCTCATTATCACTTGTTGTTCCAGGTGATTATGATAATTATCCAACAGAATCCTACTTTGAACCAAATTCCTTCTACACTAATGGAACAACAACCGAACTTGCCACATGGTAAAATATGAAAACACAAAATACTCAAGAAATGCTTAAAGCAACCGGACACTTAAAAATTGATCATTTTAATAGTAAAGGTACTTTAATTGATAGTCGATTTATTCCAAATCTGGTAGTTCAGGTTGGTAAAAATTATATTGCTTCACGTATGATCGGAACATCTGCGGGTGTAATGACTCACATGGAAGTCGGAACGGGAAATACGGCGCCGGTTACGGGTGATACTACTCTGCAAGCAGCAGTTGGTGGTTCCCGGGTAGTGTTCTCTTCTGCCGCTTCTACATCAACAAACACAGTATCTTATGCAGCATCATTTGCTCCAGGTGTTGGAACTGGTGCGTTAACGGAAGCCGGCATTTTTAATGCATCAAGTGCCGGTACTATGCTATGCCGTACAACATTCGCAGTTGTGAATAAAGCAGCAGGCGATACAATTAATATCTCATGGTCTGTTAACATCGCTTAATAATGTCTTCAGTAATAACATCATCATTTCACAACTCTATTGCAGAGGATATTTTATCGGAAATTACCGCTAATTTCTCGCGGTACTATTATTATTTCGGTAATACCACTCCTGCTCCAACTGAGCCAGAAACACCATTAAACAATCATATGTATATTGCGAAAACCCGCAATAGTATGATTACATTACTGCAGGTTTCTTCAAATGATGTTTCTCTTGTTCTTGATAGAATAAATTGGGAAACTGGTACACGGTACAACAAATATGATTGTGAAATTGAAGGGGTGATCACAAATTTTTATGTTATTACTGATGAATTCAATGTTTACAAGTGTCTGGATAATGATGTTGAAGGTACTTTGAGTATAGTAAAACCAACAGGATCTGATGTTGATCCTATAGTTACTGCTGATGGATATAAGTGGAAATTCATGTATAATGTACCCCTTTCTATGCGTAATAAATTTATGACAGCAGCATATATTCCTGTGTCAACTGGCTTGCGCAATAGATTCTTTTCTGACGGAGAGATTGATTCTGTTATTATTGAAAAGAATGGTATCGGGTATACTCAGCCAACCACATCTATTACAGTTACAGGTGACGGATCGGGTGCTGATATTTCTCCAATTGTTGCAGGAGGCCAGGTTGTTGGTGTTACAATTAATAATCCCGGCACCGGATATTCATACGCAACTTTAACCGTCACTTCATCATTAGTTACAGACCCAGATGACGAAGCAGTAATAATTGGGAATTTATCAAACGGAAATATAAATTCTCAACAGGCTCTTATTGAGAATTTAACAACACCAGGAACAATTGATAGTATTACCGTTAAGACTGGTGGCAGTGGTTTTACAGTTGCTCCAACTGTAACTATAACAGGTGATGGTGATGGTGCAACGGCAACAGCTTATGTTATAAATGGTTCACTTACCAAAATTGAGATGACAAATGTTGGGTCGGGATATACCTTTGCCAATGTTATACTTGGAGAATATGGTGGCGCAACTGGTTTTGAAGTATACGCAAATCCATCTCCTCCCCTTGGCCACGGAAGAAATGCCGTTAAAGAATTGTATGCAAATACATTAATGTTTTATGGTAACATGACCGGAAATACAGTAAATGGTTTTCCCGTTACAAATGATTATCAACAATTTGGATTAATAAAAGATATTCGTTCAAAAGCATTCAACTCTGATTATGCTGATTATGCTAAATCAAATACGTATGCTATATATTGCGAAGAAGATATTGCAGCATTTAATATAGATGATCAGATTTATTTGGATGGTGGAGAAGGATCACAAACTTTTATCATCAAATCAAAACAGGTTGGGGGAACTATGAATGCCCTTGAAGTTGTTCCTGTGTCGGGAACAATCCCTCCCCAAAATGGTATAGTTTTCACACGTAGTGGAGGAGCAGAAACCATAACATCCGTATCAGTTAAATATCAACCACTGGTTGCAACTCGTACATCAACATTTTGCTATACAATTGACGCAGTATATGATGATCTGGTTATTGTTAATGATACAATTTTAACAAAAACTGGCCACAGTTTTATTGTTGTAGCTACTAAACCTGGCCGAATATTACTACAACCACTTGATGGTGGTACTGTTGCTGTAAATGACACGTTGAGTTTTGGTGCGGTAAATATTATTGCCACCGCTGTTATAACACCAACAGTTGATAAAAATACTGGAGAACTAATGACTATTGATAATAGAGCATCATTCTTCCAATCTCCCGAGCAATCAGTCTCCACACGAACAGTTATAAGATTCTAAAATGACCAATATCTCCACTGGACCATGGTATGATGACTTTGATGAAACAAAGAATTTTCATCAAATTTTGTTTAAACCAGGTGTGTCCGTACAGGCACGTGAACTAACACAACTTCAATCTATTCTAAAGGATCAGATTGCTAAGTTTGGTAAGCACATTTTTAAGCAAGGTTCTGTTGTTATTCCTGGTAACGCAAATTCAGAGTTGAGAGTTCCTTATGTGAAATTGCAATCATCGTTTGCTAGCAACTCAATCAATGTTAATTTATTCGATGGCCAGATAATTGAGGGTGTCACAAATGGTGTTCAAGCCGTAGTTAAACACATTGAGAGTGCAAATGGTGTCGATCCCCATACGTTATACTTGGTTTATATAAAGGGTTCTGGCGCATCTGGTGTTAATACTTTTGTGGATGGCGAAGAAATTTTTATTGTAGGTCAGACAGGAACAAGAGCAAATTGTGTAGTATCGGGTGCTATAGGTACTGGTTCACTTGTGCATATTGCAACTGGTGTATTCTTTGTTAATGGTGCATTTGTTTATGTTGCTGATCAGACTATTACTATCAGCAAATATACTTCTACACCATCATGTCACGTAATGTTGAAAATTGTAGAGACTATTGTTGATGCCGATATGGATGAAAGTTTGCTTGATCCAGCCAATGGTGAACCAAACTACAATGCTCCCGGTGCGGATAGACTAAAAATTGATCTTCAGCTTGTAAAAATTGATTTCAGTGACGTCAATTATACAGCACTTATTGCCTCAGCAGATTATGTTGAATTGATGAGATTCCGTGATGGTATAATGGAAGAAAATAACCGTTATGCGCAATACAATGAATTAGAAAAAACTATGGCTCGTCGCACATATGATGAGTCGGGTGACTATAGAGTATCTGGTTTTGATATATCAGTTCGTGATCACTTGCGCACCCAATATAATACCGGGTTATCAGAAACCGGTGATTCTGCAAAGTTTGTTCTTGACTTTCAACCCGGTAAAGCATATATTAATGGATTTGAAGTTGATAAAATCTATGATTCACGTTTAGTATTAGACAAAGGTCGTACCAGTAAACACGTCAAAGATAAAAAGATAACAGTTCAGAATACCTATGGCAATTATTTGTATGTTTCTGATATCGTAAGACTTCCCGATTTTTTTAATCATGAGACTATTAATTTATTTGATATTAGTGGCGGAACCCAAATCGGTACAGCATCTGTTTTAAGTTTAGATTTCTTTGATGGTGCACCAAATTCTACTGGTGCAGTTTACAAATTATTTGTTCATAATATCAGTTTTACTGGTGCATACGGATTATCTGATATTGGTTGGTTTGTCGGAAATGTAACAACAAACTCAACGGGTAAAGTTCTTCAGAGATTATCTGCACCAAATGCAACCAAAGATTTTACTGTTGAAGAAGTTGTTCAAACATCGGGTGCTGCAAGAATAGCAAAAGTAAAATATTATGCTCGTTCTTCTTCTGATTTGTATGTCTATCGTCATTCAGTAACAGGAACTCCACAAAATAGTGAAATTATTACGGGCGTATCATCTACTGCTGTTGTAACAATCAAAGGTATTGAGAAAACCTCGAGTGTTGGTGGTATGCCTTTATTTGAAATTCCTGTAAATTCAATTCGTTCTGTTAAAAATACCTCCGATGTTTCCGATATTGTTTATACTGTTACTAAATCATTTACAGTTGTAACCGATGGATCGGGTAACGGGAATACTGCGGTGTCGGGTGGAACATTAGTCACACCCGAAGCAGGAAATACAGTAATTACTGGACCATCTGGTGTTATCAGTATTAATTTAGCTTCAACCACAACTTCAACAACATTTAGACTTGTTGGTGCGGCTGCGTCCACAACATATTATGTCACAACTCAGATGGTTAGAAGTGGCCAGAGTCCAATTACTAAAACACTTGCACCAGAATTTACTTTATCAGCAGTAACACCTGCCTTGACTATTGATCTTACTAAATGTGATGTATATAAAATTAATAGTATTATTGACGCTTCTGGTAATGATTGGACCAATGATTTCTTGTTTGATAATGGCCAGACTGATTATTACTATGGTAAGGGTTCATTGATATTCAATGGAACAACTTTACCCGGTTCAAACTTGACAATTAAATTTACATATTTCACTTGGTCGTCGGGTGATTATATGGTAGCCGATTCATATAAGTCTATGTCTACTGGTTATGATCATCTTCCGATGATCCCATCATTCCGATCAAAGACAACCAACCTAACATATAAGCTGCAAAATTATATTGACTTCCGTCCACGTATTGGTGAAACAACTCAATATAATAATACAGTTGTACCTGGTTCAGCAACCACATCAAGTGTACAGTATTATGTTCCACGGATTGACGTCATATATATCAATACTTCAAAGGTTATTGATGCAGTTGTTGGTGAGCCCGATGATGTACCGGTGGCCAAAAATGTTCCATCAGGTACATTGAAACTATATACAGTGAATGTTCCGGCATATACCACCACCATTGATTCTATTCTAATAACACCAGAAAAGAATAAACGGTATACAATGCGCGATATTGGTAAACTTGAGGATCGTATTGCTAATGTTGAATATTTCTCAACTTTAAATTCCGTTGAGCAAAGTCTGCTTTCATTTGAAGTACCTGATGCCGTTACTGGTTTAAACAGATTTAAGACTGGTTATTTGGTTGATAATTTCAGTAACCCATTTACTGTGTGTGATTATTTTAATCACCTTTCTGGTACTCGATTCCGTTCTCTTGAATTGACTCCAAGTATGGAGATTCATGATTCTGGTCTTATTATTGATTCTGGTCTATCATCAAATTATGATATCACCGGTGATCAAATTACAATGCCTTATGTGGAAGAACCATTTATTTCTCAAACTACTTCAACACGAGTAACAAATATTAACCACTTCTTGTTGATCAGCTGGGAAGGAACTATCACTTTGGTACCTCCAATTGATAATTGGATTGATACTGAATATCTACCAGAAATTTTCAATGTTGTTAACAATACTGTTGTTGTAACACGTGTTAATAATGTCACAACATGGGAACCTGCACCTGCTGAACCTGTGCAACAGCCAGCACCTGCTCCACGAACAGTTGGAATTGCTGTACCAAATTCTCTTGCTGTGCAAGGTGCAACAGGACAAACTGTGTTCCAAGTACCACTTGAAGCAGTAAATATGACAGCACCGGGTATTTGGACTTTAAGCCCAAATATTACAGCAGCAACAGCTGTTGATTGGATGATTAATCAGGTTAATAGTGGACAAACACAACAATCAGCATCAGGAAATGGCTTTGGCCACCTGCTACTTGACAATTAAAGAGAAAATACATGGCAACAACTACCGTAGTTGATATCAATACTCAACTAATTTCTAGTACAAATATTGGTTTTATTCGACCTATCACATTACTTGTGACATGTCTCAATATTCGTCCAAACACGCGGTTATATGCGTGGTTTGATGATACAGAGGTTACACGCTTCATCACCCAAACAAATGGCACTGGTTCACATGTTAAGGGTGATCCAATTGTATCTGATGAAAATGGTGAAGTAGTTGCAACTTTTCAAATACCTGGTCAAACATTTACTACCGGAACAAAGAAATTTGTTCTGAATGAAATTCCAAGTAGAACTGCTGGTGGTAGTGATTCTAATGTGGCTGCAGGTACTGACCCCACATATTCTGACCCGAATGTTAGCTATACTGTCGCTGTCGGACAAATTACTGGCTCAGCAACAGCAGAGTTTGTTTCCACAGGGATTAAGCAAGTATTTCAGACCACTCAAACCACAACAAACACAACAACAATTGAACAGGTTGTTACAGTTGAGACAGTTATTCCCTGGTCACCAAATCCTCCCCGCCAAGATCCGCTTGCTGAAACATTTTTCACTACCGGAATCAAAGATGGTCTGTTTATTACAAGTATTGAATTGTTCTTTAAAGATAAAGATACTTCTGCACCAATTTGGGTTGAAATTCGGGAAACTCAAACTGGATTTCCCACCAATACTTTAGTTGCACCATGGGCAACTGCAACTGTTAAAGCATCAGATGTTTTAATAAGTGATACTGCTTTGACACCAACCAAATTTACATTTCCCAAGATGGTTTATTTAAAACCAGATTCAGATTATTGTTTTGTTATTCAAACGCGGTCAAATAAGTACAATGCGTGGACATCAAAAATGGGTGAGGTTTCTTTAGAAACAGGGCGCATTGTTTTTGATCAACCATATAATGGTTCACTATTAAAATCGGAAAATAATTATACTTGGACAGCTGAGCAAAATGAGGATATCAAATTCATTCTCAACCGCGCTAAATTTGACACCGGCGTTGGATCCGTTTTAAAATTCCCATTAAATGCAAATTCACTATATGTTGGTGTTGATAATTTTTATACAACTTCTGGTTCAGACTTAGTATATGCAAACTTCACATTTAAACACGGATTAAATGTGAATTCTGCTATTGCTATTAATTGTGACCCATTGGGAAAATACAGTGGTGTGATTGGCACAGCATGGGCCGGAACTTTTAATGTATCATCAGTTTTATCTGATTATGTTGTTGCATTTAATCTTGGTGGTGGAGCTAGCTTTACTACTTCACAGTGGCTGACAACCGGCGAACGCGTTACTGATATTCAGGTTGAAACTGCTGGTACTGGTTACAGTACAATTAATCCTCCAGTTCTTGTTATTTCAGCACCAGTTTCCGGAACTCAAGCTACGGCCGAAGCCGTGATAAAAGATGGTAAAATTGATCATGTTGTTATAACAAATCAAGGTTCAGGATATACTTCTCCACCAACTGTTATAATTTCAGGTACGCCAGTGACACCAGGTAGCGGAGCAACTTTTGTGGCTCTTATTAATGATATTTTCACCATTACAACAAATAGAATATATCACGAATTAAATCCTGCTATATCTTCATTTGTGCCATCAAGTACAATTATGGGAGCGGAACTATCAACTACACTAGGTGACTACGAAGATAATATCAATGTGGTTACTAGCTATGGACCGGGAAAGAATTATCCTATTGAACTTGGAAAATATAACCAGTTTGATAACAATTTACTACTTTCTAGTAGATCAAATGAAATTGTTAAATTGGGTGGTGGTAGAGGGAATATTTTTAC